TCCCTGTGTACTCAACGGTGAGGCTGGCGAGGTTGTATTGGATGGTAAATTCCCAAGTGGCGCAAGTGCTCCGCCCGGGCACCCAAGGTGTCGATGCGCTGTGATACCTGTATTAACTGATTGATTATGATTCATAAAAAAGATTTATACGCATCTATTTGCAAAACAGATGTGCAGCCAGATGGCTCGTTGCATGTTTGGGGTTATGCGAGCACAGAGGCGAAGGATAGAGCGGGCGAGGTTGTAACGGCGAATGCAATGCGGCTCGCATTGCCCGACTATATGAAGTGGGGGGCTGTGCGAGAGATGCATCAACCTAAGGCCGCTGGCACTGCGTTAGAAGCATATATTGATGCTGAAAATAGAACCTTTTTTGGCGCAAAGATTATTGATTCCGAGGCTATCAAGAAGATAGAAGCAGATGTTTATAAGGGTTTCAGTATTGGAGGTCGTGTTACGTCTCGTGATATGAATGACGAGAGTATAATTACTGGGTTGAATTTAATTGAAATTAGCCTTGTTGACCGCCCATGCAATCCAGAAGCGGTTATGACAATGTACAAAGTGGACGAAATGACTATTAAAGATGAAGTAAATGAACTTGATTTGAAAAAATCAATGTACGGTGTAGCGGATTTTGCCCGCGCATTAAAGGATCTAGAAGGCGTATTGTCTTCTATGAATTACGATATTGTATTTGGCAATAATGAGCCGTCTGTAATACATGGGAAGTTCAAACAATGGTTATTATCGGGCGTGGACTTACTTGTGGCAATGACCACTGAGGAGCGGGATGAGATGGCTGGTAATGTGGAGAAGCTATCATCGGTAAATAATAACGATGAATTAACCAAGGTCGGGGCAAAATTGAGTGCCGCGACAGCCAAAGTTATAAATGATTCTGTTGCGAAGTGCCGGGCCGTCGCCGATGGCCTTGAGGCTATTTCAATGTCTGAAAAAATGGAGGATACTGTGAATGAATTGCTCAAAGGGGCTGCGATCGCAGCTGGACTGACTGACTGCAAGGATGAAGAGGTTTTGGCTAAATTCATTGCCAACCAACACGCCGCATTATTGGCCAAGGATGCTGATATTCTTACCAAGTCTGCCAGAATTGCCGAGCTTGAGGCAATGCCAGCACCTCCAAAGGGGCAGGCAAAGATAGTATCAAAGGCCGATGATGTTACTACTCCTGATGGCGTTGGTGCGTTGGCCAAGTTTTCCCCCGTTCTAAAAACTGATGGCAGTCTCGATGAGGCCGCCACTTTGGTCAAGGCCGCCCGGGCAGGATTACTGACTAACGCCTAATTTTTTTACAAATTGAAATTATTTATATGAATCCAACTGAAGACACTCTTGCTCTAATTAAGTCCGCTCAATTACAGAGCAGCGACTTACTGAAGTCCTTCGTTCAACCGGGCTCGGCTACGACTGGTTTGCAGGCGTACAACCTTGAGGCTCCTAGCAAGAAGCTGTTCCCTGTCTTGACGCCGCTGCGTAACCGGATTCCGCGAAAAACCGGAGGCTTTGCAACGCAGGCGAATTGGAAGGCGATCACTGGCATCAACTCTACAAATGTCCGCGCGGGTGTTTCTGAAGGCCGAAGAGGCGGCTCTATCAGTCATTCGCGGCAAGAATACTTTGCCGCTTTTCGCGGCCTTGGTATTGAGAACAGTGCAACATTTGAAGCTGATTATGCAGCCGCTGGGTTCGAAGATGTAAAGGCCCTTGCCGCAACCCAAACGCTTCAGGCCCTGATGATTCAGGAAGAGCTCGTGCAACTTGGTGGCAATGGTACCGTTGCATTGGGTACTACGCCTACACCTACTCTGGTCGCCGCGACTGGTGGCTCTCTGCCCGCTGGAAATCAATCGGTGATTTGTGTGGCCTTGGGTGTGCAGGCTTATTGGGATGTCGCTGGCCTGAATAACGGCGGCGCAGGTCAAAGTCTGAATATTCCTACGGCGCAAGTGCCCGGATTGATTACTCGAACCAACGCGGACGGCACTGTCGACACCTTTGGTGGTGGTTCTGCGCGTCAGTCTGCTGCTGCCGCATTGGTTGTTGCGCTTAACGACAAGATCACCGCCGCGCTGGCTACGCCGGTCAAGGGTGCGTATGCGTATGCGTGGTACTGGGGCGCACCTGGTGCTGAGGTGCTGGGAGCTGTTACCACCGTTAGCAAGGTAGTCATTACTGCAGCTGCAACTGGCACGCAGACTGCGGCTAGCTTGGGTGTATTGGATAACTCCACATCCGCGCTCGAGTTCGATGGTATCTTGACCCAGATTGCCAAAACCGGAAGTGGTGCTTATTATTCAGACAATGGTGCATCTCCATTAACATCTGATGGTTCTGGTGGTATTGAGCAGATTGAGGATGCCTTTTTAAGTTTCTGGAATCTGTATCGAATCAGCCCCCAAACAATCTACGTCTCTGCCAAAGACTTGGTAAGTATTACTCAATTGGTTATCAGCGGTGGTGGGTCTCCAACTATGCAGGTATTTGTGGATGTTAATAAAACTACTCAAGTTCGTGCTGGTATCAAAATTGGTACTTACCTTAATAAGGTAACTGGCTCTGATTTGGATTTAGTTGTTCATCCTAATATGCCTCCTGGCACAATCATGTTCTGGTCAGATAGCGTACCCAGCTATCTGGATGGAGTAAGTACCCTTACACGCATGTTGATGCGGCAAGAATACTACCAGATTGAATGGCCATTGCGCACCCGTAAATATGAATACGGTGTTTACTTGGATGGTGTTCTTCAGTGCTACTTCCCTCCCGCATTTGGCGTTATTACCAATGTGGTTTCCTAATGTGGTTTTTCAAAGATAAGGATACTCGGCGGGTATCCTTTGATGGCAAAGAATATCTTGCCGCCGATTGCGGTAAGATTGAATTGCCAAATGAATCGCTATCTGTTATGACAATGCTTGGGTTTGTTCAATGTGTTGAGCCTGTTGAGCCTGTTGAGCCTGTTGCTGCGCAAAAATCGTTCAAGAAATAAATGCTTACCACTCTTGCTAGGGTAAAGAGATACCTAACAATTGACCCTGCTGCCGACCCAGTTATTGACCCATTATTGAATGAGTTGATAGCTGGTGCTAGTGCGGCAATTGAGTCGTATTGTGGCCGCGTGTTTCTGTTGCAGCAATGGACAGAGAGGTACAACGGCGGAAAGCGATTGATTGTATTGAATAAAGCACCAGTTGCATCTATAATTTCCATAAAAAGCAACGGGGTTATAATGACTGGTTATTCATTGGATGGTAATGTTATATATAGGGATACTGATTGCGCTGTTTTTGGTAATGGTTTCAAGACAATAGAGGTAGTATATACGGCTGGATTTACCACGGTACCGGAAGACATTCAGTTACTTGCGACAAAGGTTGTCGCGGCAAAGTATGGTGAGCGTGATCGTGTTGGGTTTCGCTCAAAGAGTCTGGCTGGTGAAACGGTATCATTCTTTGATATTGATACATCTCCGTCATATACATCTATATTGGATACGTATAAAAGAAGGGTATTCAGTGCTTGATTTTGAAATTATTGGAACAAGGGCGGCATTGGCTAAAATTGGCCAATTAGAGGGGTCTGTTCGAAAATCGGTACACGACTCTGTGCAGCGTTTGGCCTATCGGTTGCAAATAAGGGTTCAATCAGAGAAGCTTAGCGGGCAGGTTTTGAAGGTTCAAACTGGCACTCTTCGCCGGTCTATTGATAATGTTATTATTGACTCGCCAAGTAGTATCGTTGGGGTTGTTAGTACTAATTTGATTTACGGCCGCGCGCATGAATATGGTTATAGTTCGGCCGCTCTTGGCCCGGTAACGGTTAAGGAGCATCTTAGAACGATTACGCAGGCGTTTGGGAAGCCGCTTGAGAAGCCTTTAAGTGTTAAAGTATCGGCGCATAGTCGAAACACTGAGCTTCCTGAGAAGTCATTTTTGAGATCTGCATTAAAAGATATGCAGTCTGAAATCAGCACTGAGCTTTCAAAATCAATTGGAAATTCGGTATGAATAGAGAGGCAATCTATTCTGGTTTGTTTGATAAATTGAGTTCAATTCCAGGTTTGAAAACAAAGAGCAGGATATTGAAGCATTGGACTGATGTAAAAGCGGAGCAACAACCAGCCTTGTTTATGGCTCAGGTAAGCGAAACTGCCCAGACAGTTACTGGGCAGCCGACAAAATGGAAATTGCAAGTTAGTATTTATTTATATGTTCAGACAAGTGGCGGGAAAGTTCCTGGAACGGTGCTTAATCCAATAATTGACTCTATTTCTGATATAACAAACTTTGTGCATCCAGTTACGGGTAAAAACACGTTGGGGTTAGAATCTTTGGGTGTTGATTGGTGTCGTATTGAAGGCACAATCAATACAGACGAGGGAACGTTGGGGCAACAGTCTGTTGCAATTATTCCGATTACTATTTTGGTTTCTTGATTAGGATATTATTATGGCTCAGTATGCCTTTGGTGCTGGATTGTTATGGGGAACCCCTTTAACCGATGCTACCGGCTCATCTATCGCGATTCCGACTCCTTTATTATTTGGAACGGTTCAAGATGTTTCGGTAGATATTTCTTTTGAAAATAAAATGCTATACGGGAATCTGCAATTCCCTGTTGCAATTGGCCGTGGGAAGGGTAAGATTACGGGGAAATCCAAAATTGCCGCAATTAACGGGGCAATGTGGAACTCATTTATCTTTGGTCAAACAATGACGAATGGTATTGTTGCTGCAAATTACGATACTGTCGGCTCAGCAATTCCGGCGACACCGTACCAGATAACAGTAGTCCCGCCGTCATCTGGTACGTTCACGCGTGATCTTGGTGTTATCAGTGCCGCAGGTGTTCCGTTGACGCGAGTCGCCGCGTTACCGGCAACTGGCCAATACACGGTAAGCATCGCTGGTCTTTACACGTTCGCGGCCGCCGACACTTTGGCCAAAGTGTTTATCAACTACGAGTACACTGCCTCTAGCACCACTGCCAAAAAATCTACAGTTGCCAACTTGCCCATGGGGTACGCGCCTACATTTAGGATGGATGTGTCGATGCCCTACAGTGGCAAAACATTGACCCTATCTATGTATAGTTGTATCGCTGGAAAGCTGGGTATAAGCGCAAAAAATGATGACTTCACGGTGCCGGACATGGATTTTGAAGCATTTGCCGATGCTTCTGGCAATGTTTTGACCTGGAGCACTTCAGAATGACAACTGAATTCAAACGTGCTGATGATTGGATTCGTGGCGTTAAAATGGATTTTAATGGTGTGGTGCTTGATATACCTCCCCTGCCATTGGGCGACCTTGAAGACAATAAGGACAAAATCGATCAGTTGGCAAATGGATTTGCTGATGCCTCTGCGGTGCTGGATATTGCATACCTGGCCTTCAAAATCAATTACCCTGATATTACGCGCAAAGATTTGGGTAAATTGATTCACCTTGGTAATATGGGTCTTGTAATTGAATCAATTATGGGTGCGTCTGGATTGCGCAGAAAAGAGATCGAAGAATTGTCTAGGGATGAAAGCCTGGGAAAGTTGTAGACTTTGATTTTGGGGCATTGTATGCCCATCTCGCGACATCTTTGGGTTGGACGTGGCAGTATATTAGAAAGCACGTGAATATACCAATGGTTGAATCATTGAATAAGTATTGGGAAGGTTGCCCGCCGACTCATATTATGGTCGCCGCGTATCTTGGTATTAAGCCAAAAAAAGAGGCGTCCCAAATAAATACAGATGAATC